AACAAGAGCACTCCTTACTATATCGATAACAACAGTGATGCTTGGAAATGGCAAGTACAAGTTCCTTACAAATTCCCAAAAATCATTGATGTTCCTACAAGCACATTAGAACTAAACAAACCTGGTATTGATGGTCAAGAATTCCAATTGATCATTGACACTAATGAGTTCTCTAAGAATGCAATTATTTCTGTAGGTACTCGTCAGTATGGTCCTCGTTTCTATGTAGTAAAAGATCCTGTTCCTTGGAACGTAGGTTTCTTATACACTTTCACTTTAGTAAGTGACAATCCAACAGTTGATTTCGTAAGCCCTACCTTCTTACAAGTGGGTATCGAATTAGAATTGGTTGATGCTGCAATTGGTGAATTCGATCAAGACTTATTAGGTCTTCCTCGTTTAGGTGAGCAAATCACAATGTTTGAATCTTTAGGTTCTGCATATGGTTATGAGCACAAGATCACTGAGTGGGCTGATGACAAGATGATGAGAGATACAAAAGGTAATCCATTGGATATCTTAGTATATGCTCCTCAAAGACGTAACCAATTACCTTTAACTCGTAATGATGTTAAATGGGAACCATTTATTGAGTTCTGGATGCGTAAGTCTATGTTAGAATTAAAAGTTAAGCGTATGATCTGGGCTCGTCCTGGAACTGTGAAGACTAATGGTTCTAAGCAAGAATTAAAGCGTACTTCTGCTGGTGTATATCACAGAATGCGTAACAATGGTAACTTAGTACAGTACAACAGAGGTGAGTTCACTGCGAACTTAATTCGTTCTGTATTTGGTGACTTATTCTACAGACGTGTGGATGTTAAAGACAGACGTGTTAAAATGTACACTAATGAAGCTGGCTTTGACGTATTCCAACAAGCTTTAAAGACAGATGCTTTGAATTCTGGCTTAACTTTCATGGCTGATTCTGGTAACAGATACATGCAAGGAGAAGGACAACACATCACTTACAACTTTGCATTCGATGCAATGGTAACTCGTGAGACTGGTCGTGTTGAATTAATCCACTTGAAAGAGTTAGACCTTCCTCAAACAAATTTAGAATTTGGACAGAACAAGAAGTCAACTCCAGTATTTATGGTGTTTGATGTATCTCCAATGTCTGATGGTTCTATGATCAATAATATTCGTGAAGTACGTATGAAGGGTGCACCTTCTATGACTTGGGGTTATATCGATGGTACTCGTCACCACTTAGGCTTTGCTAAGTCTCAAGGTATGAGTTCTGCGAACAAGTTCCCTGGATATGAGATTTGGATGAAGGATCGTTGTGATGTATTCATTGAAGATTTATCTAGAACAGTATTGATTGAAGAAATTCCTCAATTCTAATAATGCCCCTCTAAGGATAGTATTCTTAGACTGACACCCCTGGTGTTTCGCATAAAAAAATCAGAAGACATTCCCCCCACCTCCCAGTGGGGGAGTCTTCTAACACAGATGGACAGGTACAAGTAAATTCTGTACAGTGTTCCCTTCGATGGGGACCATCTGCAATAAACCAAATAAAAACAACTACATATGGGTAAGATAGGAAAAATCTCTACTATTAAAAAAGAGTACAACAATTCTCAATTACAAACAATGCAAGGTGGACTTGCAATGAAAGGGTACACAAGAATTCCTGGTACAGGAGTTTTCAAATATCCTTATAAAGAATTGGATGGTCAGTACAGAACAGGCTTAGATCCAAAAGCTGCTTACATCAGAAGAATCTCTGATCCTCTTGAAAGAGAGATGGAGATTGAAAGAGTAACAGAGTTAAAAGAGAAACTTGAAGAAGCATTAAACGTTGACTTAAGTCCTCGTTCTCAGTTCTGGAACTATGGTTTATCAACTTCTGTTGATGATTCCTTACACGTACAACCTGTTAAGCTTATGGATGGCGACAATTATTATGACTTGTCATTGCCATTGCAAGAGCTAGCATTCTCATGGTTAAGAGTTCATCCAACAATTGCTTCTAGCTATCAAGCTTGGGAGCGTGGTGAATATCCTGCAGACATACAATATTATGTTGCAGATGATGAGATTGAAAACAAGGTGATGTTTAAAAAGAAACAACTTATTAATAAAGCTATTATTAAGTTTGATTCTATGACTCCTGAGAAGAAGAAGAAAGTGGCTCGTCTACTTGGTCTTCCAGTATCTGATGATTCTAAAGAAGAAGCAGTTTACAATCAGGTGGATAACCTCCTAAAACAAACAGAATTCAAGAATGGCAAATATCAAGGTTTGAACCCTATAGAAGTGTTCAACAGATTTGCAGATATGAAAGAAAACTTGCTCCATATCAAAGACCTAGTAAAACAAGCTGTTGCTCATTCAGTTTATAGAGTGAGACCTAATGGTAGAGTTTTCGAAGGTGAATTTGAAATAGCAGTTGATGAAGATGATTTAGTTAAATTCCTTGCAGATGAAGACAACCAAGATCAGTTGCTGACTTTGGAAGGCAAATTAAAAGGAAAAAAAATAGCCTCATTATGATCCCAGTAGATAGTTTATTATATAAGATTGACCAGAAACTAAATAAACTATCAACAAATGAGCATCAACAAATTAACCTAGAAGACAAGATTCTAGCACTTAACGAAGCTCAGATAAAGCTAATAAAGCAAAAGGTTGATGGTACTAGTACAAACTCTGGTTATGGGTTGGATGCGTTTAAAAAACGCTATGAAGACCTTCAAAGTTTGGTTATGACCTATAACCATCAACCTTTGCCTTTAGCATTAAAGAATGATGAGTTGAATCAGTATTTTGCAAGTCTTAATGTTTTGACTCCAAAATATATGTTCTATCTTGATAGTTATATATTAGCAGACAAAGGAAGATGCACAGATAGAAAGATATGGATAAATAGAGACTTGGCTAAACATGGTGACATTCAGTTTATATTAACTAATGACAACTACAAGCCTTCTTTCGAATATCAAGAAACATTTAATTTCTTATCCTCTGACGAGATATCTGTATTTACAGATGGTACGTTTACACCAAAAGATATTTACATATCATATATGAGATATCCAGTGTATATTAACAAGACAGGATATATCATGTTAGATGGACAAGCTTCTTTTAATCAAGACTGTGAACTTGAGACTTACTTAGAAGATGAGTTATTAGATCTTACAGTACAAAACTTGGCAATGTATACAGAAAACCAAAGTGCTGTTCAAAGCTCAATCTATAGAATACAAACAAACGAATAATTTTTCACAATTAAATATAAAGCAAAATGGCTGATTTTTCATTAACCACCCTCTTTGTAGTACCAGTAGGAAACACATTACCTAGCTCTGGATCTACACAGAATTTAACAGCTGGTCAAGTAGGTATTTTCCTTAATGACTACACTGTTGCAACTGCAGCTAATATCGCAGATGCCCCTTATTTCTATGTTGCTCAAGGTAGAACAAACACGTATTTACAAGGCTCTAAGCGTTCAGACAAAATCTCTGGATGTCCTGGTGGATCTTCTTGTAAGTCAAATGTAACAGAATGGTACAAATCTTTAGGTTGTCCTACTCCAGTGAATCAAGTAACTGACGTAGTTGACTTTACAGTAAAACCAGGTGAGATTGTAACATTAACTTTACGTGGTTTCTCTAGCTACTTAAACACATTGTACTTCAATGGTTTCACTCGTTCTGTAACAGTAAACGCTCCATGTTTAGAATGTGGTGGTGATCCTTGTACAGATGTAGACGTGCCTGCATTGATTGATGCTTTGATTCTTAAGTTAGAATCTAGAGCTCCTGGTGACAACCCAGACAATATCTATTTGAGTGATTTCTATCAATTCCAAAGACTTGGTAACAATCAAAGTGCATTCTTACGTATTACTGGTAAGCCATTAACTAAATATGGTCAGCCTTGTGATGTTGCTGCATTCCCTTTTGAGTATGACAGATTCTACTTCAGAACTTTCATCTTCTCTGGTCCAGCTACAACTGCTGACTTCATTGTTGATGATCCTTGTAATAGAGTTGCTACTCCAGTGATTAGACAACGTTCTAACTATGCTGTTGGTACTTCTGCTGAAGTTCAACAATTAGAAAAGAACTTCTATAGCTACCAAGCTGGTTACTTAAAGCATTTATACAGAATGAATGGTTACAACGAGAACTTTGAGTCTTGGGTAACTGATGGTCAGATCTATGATTTGTACTATATCAGATTCAATGAGTATGACAAGGCTGCTTACCAATGGGGTGACTATATTATGGAAGATAGCACAGTAATCATTGCTGTTCCTGAGAATCAAACAAGTGCTATCGAAGCAATTTTGGTAGCTGGTTTAGGAGCTGTAGCTGGTGATACTGCTTGTATTACAACTACTAGTACTACAACTACTGTATGGCCTAGCACTTCAACAACAACTACTTTGATCCCTTAAGAAAAAAGTAGCATCATATTAACCTATGCCAGAGGGTGAGAGGATATTCTCAAATCCTCTGGCATTTTTATTTTAAATAACATGGTCTTAGATATACTAGTAATACCAACTTACAACACTTTAACTTTGGGTGTTGCAGATGCATCAACATATGATACTGATCCTCCTGTTGTAAGTGCTCCTACAATAGAAATTACTGTTCCTAACTTTGGAGTGGTTTCTTTACCCTTTACTCCTAATGAGTTCAATATATTCAATTCTACATCTTTAGGATTATCTGCTGTTGGTGAGCCTTTAATTCCTTTACCAGATGGTATTTATTATTTAAAGTATACAGTTGCTCCTGCTATGACGTATAATGTAGAAAAGAACATAATGCGTACAGAGTTGATTCAAGAAAAGTTTGATAATGCATTTATGAAACTTGACCTAATGGAGTGTGATTCAGCTATTAGAACACAAGCAAAAGTAAACTTAAATAGTATTTACTACATGATTTCAGGATCAATAGCTGCTGCAAATAACTGTGCTGTAGATACAGCAAACAAATTATACATGCAAGCAGATCGCATGTTAAATAACTTTATTAGAAATAACTGTGGTTGCACAGGAAATAATTATATTATAAATTTTTATTAAGATGGCAAACTGTAGAAATTGTGGAACTAAAGTGGGCTGTGGATGTCAATTAATTAATGGCTTGTGTTCAGCGTGTCATAATGCTGCTCAACAAGTTGCAAAACTTATTAAATATGCTGCAGCCAAGATTAACTAACTGTATAGAATGTGCTAGCATTCCTGCTTTACTTACTGATATTGATTGTAAACTTACAGATCTAGCTAAACAAGAATACAACAATATCATCTTCTCTATGACTAACTATTTGCCTGGTCCTGTGATTGGTGATCTTTTGAATTACAAAAGGATATTAACCTATAAATATTGTAATCCAGATTATGCCATAAGATTTACTGTGTCCCAAATAGCTAGCAGAGTTAAAGTGTTAATTCATAAATAAATTAAAAATGTCTTGTTCAAATTGCCCTCCTGAAGCTTGTTATAATGGATGCGTACAAGTTGTGTCTGATCAGTGTGTTACATATACAGGTCTTGATAGTGTACCTTTAGATATAACATCTGGAGATAATCTTCAATTAGTTATAGAAAATATAATTGATAAATTAGTTCCTTTGTTAAGTGGAACAGGTGACAAAATTACCATTGCATCAGTTATACGTTGTGCAGTTGTAAATGGTTATTTACCTACTCCTGTAGGTACAAATCAGTGGACTTCTGAACAACTGTTCCAAACACTAGTTAAAGTAGTTTGTAATTTACAAACTCAAATCACTGCAATTGCTGCTGATATAGCTACGTTAAATGCTGATTATACAATTGATTGTTTAACAGGAGTAACGTCTAGCTCAGATACACATGCTATTGTCCAAGCTATCATAAACAAGCTTTGTGAAACAGTAGATGACCTAACTACATTAGAACTTGATGTAGATACAAATTATGTTAAGCTTGCAGATCTCGATGCCTTGATAGCAGCTTATATAGCTAGTCAAGGTGGTGGTAGCTCTACTCAACAGTACTTAAAGATGGTTCCTTATGTAGCGTATGAATACTATGGATCATTGTCTAACTTTGATGGGTCAGGTATTGGTATCCCA